TATGTTGATGCAACAAATGAGGATGGATCCCAATACGGTTGGTATATTTTAGGATTACCAACAACATCGGTAATAACTATAAGGTCTGAATAGCCACCTGTTGGTCCATAAATGTTCTGAACATAAGCAGCATCAATAAAAAATTCATTTATTAAATCTAACTTTGTATCATTTGGGTCGTAAGGACCTGAATTCGATTCAACCGGATATGGTGCTCCAGGTAATGAATATTTTCCATTAAACCCACCTTCTGGACCATATTCATTTAATGGATATAATGTATTAGCAAATTGATTTGTTGCTATTAAATCATCTGACGAATCAATTACACTTGATACCGTTAAATTAGTTTCATAATTTATATTACCTGGGGAACTTGAAAAAACACCGGGAACTGTATATGGTTGTAAATTCCTAGTAACCAATTGGTTTCTAAAACTTGATGAATTTGCAAACGATAATAAACTTTCAGACATATCCTATTTTAAAATAAATATAAAAAATTTGATTTTATCAATTAAATACCTTGATTTGCTTTATCCATACTACTCATTAAATCTGTTAATGTTTTTGGGTCGTTTTTAAGTTTTTCTATTAATATATTGTAAAGTTCTGGTGATAAATTTTTTAATGAACCATCTGAATTTGTTATATCTATTTTTTGGTCAACATTAAGATTTTTATTCATAAATGATTCAGTTGTTGTCTTACCTTCATTAAAAAACTTTTGTACCTGATCGATTAATGTTGTATTAACATTTGATTCTTCAATTTTTTGTACACCACCAATACCTTGATAAACACCTGAAAGATTCGAGGTACCTTGTGTATATGCACCTTTTAAACCTTCTAACGCACCACCAGTCATACCCAATATAGTTTTAACTATATTTCCTGGTATTTCACTTAAAGTTGTTGTTATTTTAGATATATTTTCTGGGGTAAACCCACCAGATATTAATGATGTTGCGGATTCTTCAATTGGACTTGATACACCAGTTAAACCACCTCTAACATCTTGTGATTTTATTTTTCCGAATAAATTTTCAGTTGCCGCACCTCTTATAGCTAAATTTGCTTCGGCTACTCTTTGAAGTGGACCTTGACTTGCGGCACCCATTCTTACAGCAAATTCAGTTCCAGTTAATGTTGCTGCAATTTGTTCTTGTACTGTTAATTGACTTCTAGCAATATCTTCCGCAGACATAGCTTGTTTGGATTGATCTTCTTTTATTTTTTCTAATTGACTGGCTGTTAAATCTTCAACTGCAACTTCTTGTTTTGTTCCTTTATCATCTGTTATTTGAACGACAGCTTTTCCGTCTTTCATTTGAGACATATTAGCAATTAACATTCTATCTTCTTCGCTTGCCGCAAAACTTGGGAATCTAATTTGTTTTAATTTCATATCCAAATCAGAACTTTTAATTGCCATACCGGCTAATTCGTCCGCTGACATACCAAGTTCTTTAGCAACTTCCCTTAATTGTAGTTTAGCACCAGGTAATATTTCAAATCCAGAACCATCAGCTTTTAATCTTGTAAATTGTTGGGCGACTTTTGTCATTTGATCCTGTAATTTCGCAGGGTCATTAAGTGCCATATCCATCGCTGATAATGGGTCTAACAATTCTGATGATGTAACACCTAATCTTTGTAATGCCGAACTAAATTCAATAGCACTTTCTGGATTTAATAATGAATCTGCTTTTTGGAATACTTGTGACATATTAACACCAAGCATCGCTGATTGAGCTTGCATTTTTGCTAAACCTTGAACCCCACCTTCAAAATTAAATAAATTAAGTTGTTTTAAATTACCAACAACTCCAGCTGTAACTTCTTTAACATTTACACCAACACTTTTAGCGTAGTTTGCAACATCAGTCATTTCATCACCAACACTTGATAATTGAGTCCCAACTTGTGAAAATTCTTTAACTAAAGATCCTACTTCAACACCAGTAAACTTTGATGTGGCACCAAGTTCAATAATTGTTTCATTCGCAACAGTTGTATTTGTTTTTAATGTATTTGGTATTTCTGCTAAAATTTGCATACCTTTGTCGGTACTAATACCTAATTTAACCATTTCTGGTATTGTATCGGCTATTGTACTTTTTAATTCATCAGCCCTAGCACGGCCAAGACCCATTGTATTTCCTAACTTTTGGGCATCACTAATCAATGCATTTACATCATCTTTAATTGTTTTTAACCCTAAAAATGGACCGGTTGTTGCTTCAAGGCCGCTGGTAAAATCTGATTCTAAACCTGTTAAATCTAAAGCACCACCAACTTTTTTTTCTTCTACAGTAATTGAAGAAGGTGAAGATGTTATCGTACTACGTTCTTTATTTTTACTTTCAGCATCAGCCTTACCTTGGTTATATGCCGACTCCAAAGCCTTTTTTTGGTCATCAGATAAATCATTAACAGACTTAATTGTTGGACCAATAAGTTTTTTAGCTAGTTGTAATAATAAACTATCAGTAAGACCCATAGTGTGTTTTTACTATAAATATATTTTAGGTTGTTTTTTGGGGTTGTAAGTCTTCCAATAATTTTTCAACAAGATATTTCCTAACATATGTAGGTATTGACAAAAATTCATTGTATTGCATATGAATATATTTTGCAAGATAAAAATATTCGTCCAATAAAAATTTTGAGTATTTAGAAGAAAGGCCGAAAAAATTCCACCCCAAAGGCGATATTCACATCTACCTTTTCTCCTGACGGGGCTATAACTGTTCTCTTTAAATCTAATCTTGGTTCGTTTTCTTTCATAAAATTTCTTATAAACTTTGAATCATTGATTGGCATATTTTGAATAAAAGTAGCAATTTTATTAGGGTCTCTATCACCATTTAATTCAACAATTGTTTTACTTAATCTTGTTGTAACTATTGGTGCGTTATAACCAATTGGATATAAATCAACAATTCTGTCAATTTCCATAGTATCAATTAGACTCAACATTTTTAATTTAATGTGAGCTCCAGACATTGGTAATACAACGTCAAAAAACCCTTCACTATTTGGTTGAGTTTTTGGTTGGATTATATTTAATTCGTCAAGCATAATTGTTGTTTCAAATGATTTACCGGTTTTTGGGTCATTAACAAAAATGTTATACTCTGGCCCAAATGATGTATTTCTTAAAAATAAAAGAATTGCCTCAACATCACCTTCTAATAATTCTTCAGGTCTAATATCCCTTTCATATAATTTATTTCTTAATAATGGAACAATAATTGTTTCTTTAATTGTTTTTGTTCCGTCAATATTAACTAATATATTTTCATCACTGGCTGTCAAATAACCAACCTTTACACTTTTCTTTTTTGATGTGTAGAAAATACCATTTGATGGTAATGGAACTACATCGTGTGGTAAATTAAAATCTTGTTGTCCGTATGTTACTAAATCTTGATCCATAATTTTTTTTATTATAAAAATATATTAATACTTGATTTAATCAATACTTAATTCCCATCGAATATTTCCACAATCATATATTCTATATATTTTTCTATCAAACATAATTTGTTTTTCGGTTTTATCTTTATCATAACCTTCCTTTACTAAATTTGTTTTATTAAAATTAAACCTATAATGTCTCTTATCACCAATTACATACCAGTAATTTGGTTTTGATTGTGAAATTATTTTAAAATTAAGTTTTTCATACATATTACCATCAAATATTCTAATATCTGAATATGATATTAATTTTTGTGGTTTGTATGTTCTAATAAACGATTGTAATAATCTTGATGCCGAACCAATTACATTTGTATTTAACTTATTACAAAATCTATTTAATTCCCATTCATCACTTTTACCACCCATAATAATTCTACCTTTTGAAAAGGTCATAAGTGAAATTAATTCATCATTATAATATAAACCTAACTTAACACTTGAATTTACAACACCTTGAATATGATTGTCATTTAAAAACTTTTTAGTTTCATTAACGGAAACATTTCTAATTTCACATTTCCTAGCATAAATTCTATTTTCACTAATGTTTAATTTATTTTTAATAATTGATTTAACAATTTCTTTTTTATAAATCCATTCATCTTCAAAAATATGAACCAAGCTAATTCCCAGATTTTTACATTTGTTTGTTTTATCTAAATGATATGTTGAAGTTTTAAATAATTCGTTATGCCAATAAAGACCATTAAATTCAAAACCGATATTATGTTCCGGAATAAACAAATCAACCTCAGCTTTTGAATTTGGTAATTTATAATTTGTAATATGTTTAATATTAAGTTCATTTAAGAATCTGGATATTTCTTCTTCATAACCACTCCTTTGACTAAATCCAACTGGATTACAAGTTAGACAACATTCATAATTTCTTTTATATCGTTCATATAATAATTGTTTCGAAAGTTCTGATTCATTCTTACAAATCGGACAAATAATAATAACTGAACCTTTTTTGACATCTTTAAAATCAATATCCGGATATAGATTGATAAAATCCTTAATTAATTTATTTCGATAGTTGTTTGATTTTGCGTAATTATCAACACCATATTTTATTTCACAAGTTCTTTTTTGTTTATCAATATTATTGTAATTACCATTACCATAATAGAGTTCTTTGGTTTTTTTACTTTTTTCTACATTATTATAATTTTCATCCCCATACTTTTTTAGTTTGGTTTCTTTTTGTTTTTTTATGAAATCATTATGTTGAGTGTAGAAATCAACACCATATTTTTTATTGAAAGTTTTCTTTTGTCTTTTAACCAGTTCATCCTTTGAATTATTCGCACAGGTCAAAGAACAGAAATCGCCATATGGTTTATCAAATCTATTTCTAAATTTTATTTCATTACCACAACAAATACATTTAGGTCTTTCTGTTAAATTATGAAAATAAAAATATATTTTTTCTTTAAAGGTTATATTGTTTTGAATGTTTTTGGAATATTCAATTATTTTTGAATACAATTCTGGTTCATTATTATTTAACCATTTTTCATTGGTTTTATATCCAGATTTGTTGTTAGTTATAAAAAAAGAAAAATCCATACATTTACTATTTCTAATAAATATATGGATTTATATTTTGGTTGTAAAGGGTGTGTAAAAAATTAATAAACCAATATACAACGATCCATAACAATCGTTGAAGAGATTGTTGAAATTTCGTCTCCACCATATTTTAGTGACCCACCATCATATCCTGTAAGCCAAGCTCCTTCAAGAATCCATTTTTCAACAACAACTCCTGTTGGATCTAACATTTCTAAATCAACATTTTTCTTATATCCGGCAGCGTAACCCATACGACCAGTTACAGATTCAGCACAAGTTCTAAGCCATTCCATAATAGCTTGTGTTGCAGATGGTCCAATCGGATCTCTAAATGTAACCGGTAATGATTCCCAGTTAAACTTACCAGCAACATAAACTTCAGTATTTAAAAATGGTATTGCAACAGAATTAATTTTCAATTTTGGTCGTGATGTGCTCTCAACATACCATTCATTTATCCCCAAAGAAGAAGGGAATCTCAAGATCCACCTATTGTTACGCTTCGGTTCGTAAGGGATAGGCATTTTCATTAATAAATCAGCCATTTTTTTGTTTTTTTTAATATTTATGTTTATATTTGTAAATTATATTATTTACATTAATCATAAATATCTTATAAAGTAAAAAAAATGGACTTACTTAAATTTTTTATAGAAAATAATAATAGTGGGGCAAAAACTAAAGAATCTTTTTTAAAAAAAAATTACCCAGAATTATATTTGGATATAGTCAATTACACAAATAACGATTTAATTAATTTACCCTTTAAACAAAAAATCTGGCACTTTATTAATAAAACCCAAAATCAACCAAAATGTCAGAATTGTGGTAATAATTTGAAATTTAAAAAATCGTTAACGGAAGGTTATGGTTTGTATTGTTCTATTTTATGTGCAAACAAATGTGAGATAAGAAAAACAAAAATCAAGAAAACCAATAATGATAAATATGGTGGTAATGCACCTATTTGTTCTGATGTTATTAAGGATAAAGTAAAAGAAACTTTCTTAAACACATTTGGTGTTGATAATATCTTCAAGGATAAAGAATATATCAAGTCAAAAACAATCGCTAAATATAATGTCGACCATATTTCAAAACTTGAATCAACTAAAGAAAAAATAAAAAAAACAAACACTAATAAATATGGTGTTTCGACTCCTTTAATTTTACCGGAAATTAGACAAGTTGGTTTTGATAAAAAAAGTGAATGGTTTTATTCAAAATATAATAGTTTAAATGTTATTGATTATACTGGAAAAACAATAACAATACAATGTGATTGTTGTAATAACAATTATGAGATTGAGAGGTCTTTATTGTATTATAGATTTGAAAATAATATAAATCCTTGTAGTTTATGTAATCCGATAAATGAATTAAGGTCGTTTAAGGAAAAACAAATTTGTGAGTTTTTGGATGAGCTTGGTATTGAATATGTTGAGAATGATAGAACAATACTTAAAGGTCAAGAATTGGATATTTACATACCAGGACATAATATTGCTATCGAATTTGATGGTTTATTTTGGCATTCAGATAAATTCAAAGATAAACATTATCATACTTTAAAAACAGATGAATGTAAAAAACTAAACATTAGGGTAATTCATATTTTTGAAGATGAATGGGATAATAAAAAAGATATAGTAAAAAGTAGAATTAAAACATTAATGGGTCTTATTGAGACTCGTATTTTTGCTAGAAATTGTGAAATAAAATATGTTGATACAAAAACAAAAACAAAATTCTTGGAAGAAAACCACATTCAAGGTTCAGTTGGTAGTAAATTTAATTTAGGATTGTATTATAATTCAGATTTAGTATCGATAATGACATTTGGTAAAAAAAGATTGAATCTTGGATATAAAAAAACAAAAAATGATGAGTATGAATTACTTCGTTTTTGTAATAAATTAAATCACATTGTTGTTGGTGGGGCTTCCAAACTCCTTAAAAGGTTTATCGTTGATTGCTCACCAAAAGAAATTATAAGTTATGCTGATAAAAGATGGAGTAATGGCAACCTATATGAAAAATTGAATTTTTCTTTTGTTAAAGATACGACACCAAATTATTATTACATTGTAAATAAAAAAAGAGAATCAAGATTTAAATATAGGAAAGATGTTTTGATTAGATTAGGGTATGATTCAAACAAAAGTGAATTTGAAATAATGGAAGAACGAGGTATTCCAAAAATTTATGATTGTGGTAATTTATTATACAAAAAATCCCTAAAGTAGGATTTAGGGATTTTAATCATTTTTCTATTTACTTTGGATTATTTTTAATTATCCATATATTATATATAACTTAATATATTAATATTTAGTTTTCTTTCCTCCTGCTGTTAAATAAGTCTGTAATATA